CCGTGGACTACTGTTTCTGACCTTAGAAAAGGAAAAACAAGCATGGACAAAATGGCCCTTCTAACAGCAGAAAAGCTCTATGAATTTGCTACAGCTGATAAGCAGTGATTTCGGTCGCTGCTTTTTTATTTTGAACAAACAAAAAAACCGCCAGCAAACGCCAGCGGTTTTAGTGTAATTAAATTTTGAAAACCTTTCTATGTTTTATTTTGTGGTGATGAGCCCTTCTGGCTCAACCACGAATTCAGGCTTGTCAGCAAGTGAACCATCTGGTTTAAGGTAATACCAACCTTTGCCGTCTGCTGATTGTACGAATGCGTTAGATACCATGTCACCGTTTTTAGCATCGAGATAGTACCATACATCCTTATACTTAACCCATCCAGTCTTCATGGCTCCTTCACTATCGAAGTAATACCATTTGCCACCGATTTTCTTCCATCCAGTAGCCATGGCTCCTGAAGGGTCTAAATAGTACCATTTGCCGTCTGAATGTTTCTTCCACTTATCTTTGATCATATAGCCAGAGCCGTCAAAATAATACCAGGTTCCGTCAATCTTTTCAAATTTCTCTTTTGGATAAGAGCCATCTGAATGTACATACCACCAACCAGTAGAATTTTCTTTCCAGCCTTTTTCAACGGCCAATCCGTTTTCGATATCGTGCTTGAATTGACTGCGACTAATACCCCAGCTTGCTAAGTAAGGGTATGGATCAACGTGGTCGCTATAATTATTAGGTTGATTGTTAGTACAGTATTCATGCGACTTAATGCCTTCCAATGCGTCCGAATCCAATGTTTTTGGAAGACCTGCTTCATCTGCTAGATTGCGAAGTAATTCGATATACAGACGATAATCTTCCATAAACTCTTCTTTGGTTGAATGACTTTCAATCAGCTCGACTGCTGCATAGGTTTCATAATTCCAGCCACCTCCAACGTCATAAGCACCGTTGTTCACTGGTCCGACTTGCATCACTCGACCATTTCCCACAACATGTGAGAAAAAGCCTGATTCAACAGGTCTGCGCATATGGTAGTCTGCTTCATTTTGGGCAGTTGAGTTCTTATTACCTGTCGAATGAGCGTGAATTTGACGGTATGGAGCGTATCCAATTTGTGGAAGTCCTTCTCTGTATCTGCTTGTGTCAATATCCATTATTGTTCTCCTTCGTTCTTGTCGTTCTTGTCGTTTTTGTCACCAGCCAATCGCTCAAATGCCTTAATGATAGGCTGGAAGATTGTCACATTACCTTTCAACTTACGGTAATTTTCAATGAGCGATTGGAAAGTAAAAAGCAAATATCCGAGATAGATCGAGTACAAGAATGCGAAACCTGTTTTTTCAGGCAACAAGACAGACATCGGAATCAATACCATCAACAAGAGAACACCTAGAATCTTTCGAATCAGACCGTTAATACCAATCTTGCTCTTGTATTCAATTTCTGGATTTGCAATCGCTGCAAACGTTCCTGATGCAAAATCTACGATTTCTAAAATCACGATTAAGCTTAGCGCATACAATACCAAGCCGTCTTCTGTTTGAATCAAGCTTCTAAAAAAATTAAATAATTCAAATTTCATTTATTTCTCCTGCTCTTTCCCTTCAAATTTCCAAGCGACACCCACTCCGTCTTGTTCCAAGGTGCCATTTGTCACAAATGCGCTGACAAGTTCACCATTATAAGTAAATTCCTTATTAAGCTGAACCAAAATGCGTTTCCCTTCGCCGTTAACCTCTACATGCTCAGGGTCTTCAATGGTAATTAGGTCATGTGGTAAGTAGGTCTTACCAACTTCAGCTAGTGGAATCAACTCAACCAATTCTTTATAAGTCGTGCCGTACTCGATATTCTTGCTCATGACAGAGTTCAAGACAAGAACATGAATGACCTTCTGATTCACCTTCGAATTCTCTTCAGTCTGCTTAATAAGAGCTGCAAGCTTGTTCTGTTCACTCTCGTTTTGCGCAATCTTCTGATTGGCCTGTTCAAGTTGCGCCTGTGTTTTGACGATGGCGCTTCCTGGATCTAGCTCGGATTTTAGGATATCCAGCACATCTTGAATCAAGACATCTTCCGGTTCATTTGTCCGGTCTCCTGTTAGCTCACGCATGTTCGAACTGTACCGATTGCCTTCTGACAGACGGATTTCAACCACTGTCTTGATATTGTCGCCAAAACCTCGTGTATAAGGCTTACTGGCTAGTTCGTAGTTATTAATTGCCATTTGTCATTTTTCCTTTCACTTCTTCAAATTTAGCTTTCAATTCTTCGTCTGAATTGATAATGTTTTTGAGCTGTTGCAGTTCTGCTTCTGCAATGCGACACAATGCTTTGTATGTTGCTGCCTTGTGAGAAAGAGCAGCAACATCATTTCCTAGTTCTTCGATGACCAGTTGGTCAATTTGTTGGTTAATTTGTTCGTTCATGTTGTTTTTTCTAGCCTTTCAACTTTTTGATTTAATTCCTGGATACCCTTAATTAAATAAGGTACTAATTCAAATACCTTGTACGAATAAGCCCCGTCTGGATTTTCATAAAATGCTTCTGGTGCGTATTCCTGGACATCTTGAGCCATGATACCACAAGAAATATCTTCAACTTTTCCATCATATTCTTTTCGATAACTGTACGTTTTGAGCTTATCGATAACATCAAGTGCTGACACTTGACTGTCTTGAATGTTGGTCTTGTATCGACGGTCTGACAAGTCTTTGTTCAAAGTAATCCAGTCGTATGTACCGTTGTCTAAATAAAAATACAGATAACCGTTGTGAGCGTCCATGTTTGTATATCGTGGTGAACTCATCCAAAATCCATACCTACCACCTGAAGCTCTGTTGTCATAGTAGATTTTACCGGTAACTCTAAGATTGCCGTAGACAACAGGGGTGTTCCAAAAGTTTGCGGTGTTATAGCAGTACATTTCACCGTTATTTTTTACAAACCAAGCCTGATTGCCCGGTTTCCCCCAATTATCGCCCCAGTTAACCCAAAGAGCCGTTTGACCTGCTCTCCATCCACCGTCACTCATACCAACGCGAAAACTGTTAGAACCAGTCAACCAGAAAACAGTCGGATCCTTCTCATGCGTACCAATTTGAAATCCACCAATCTTGCCTTTGTAACCTTCGAGTAAGGTTGCAGAGACTACAACAGATCGTAGCTTATTGATGAATGCTGTTTTAGCAGCTAAAGTATCCGTGAATACATCACTTGACACAAGCTTCTTCGCTAGAGCTGTGTCAAATATCAGCTTGTCTGCTGCAATCGAATTCGAGCGAATGATGTCAGTGTTCAATGTTCCAATCCGTGCATCTCCTACGAACAATCGCTTGAAATACCCGTCTATGGCTGTGATTTCATCTAGTAGCGTTCTACCTTTTAGACGGATTTTAGCAGCTTCAATCAGAATGTTATTGCTGTTCAGATTGATTTGAGAAGAAATCGCTCCTGGTCCTGTCAAGGTTTGGATAGCGTAGGAATCATGCAACTGTGACACTTGAGTTTGTGTGACTACATCTTGTGTCGATGTGTTGTCACTGAATTTTTTAGGCGGTTTGTCGCCACGGATTAAAGAGACTTGTCCAATAGCAACTTGTCCGTTTTTCATTAACCAAATTTCGAGAGGGAGCTCCCTTGTTTTAGTCGATGATTTTTGGACAGTCATCGTACCTGTTATAATTTGAATTCCGGTTTTCGTAAGAGTGACTCTATCTGATGCAAGTCCTCCATCGGATGCCCATAGCTCAATTCCTAAAGGGGCATCTGGTAATACATCCACCCATACTTCCATGCGATAGCTGAGCTTTTCGCCCTTCGTAAATGTAGATGTATTAAGTGGTAGTGCGAACCCGTGATAGACTGCTTGGTTTTTACCAGTAGTGGTAATTCGTAGCAACCTAGTTCCGGCTTGAACTTCGATAACATTGGCTTCTGCTTGTTTCTTGGCCCACTTGCTGAAATTTGTTGGATCATATACTAAGTTAAAGTCATCCAAGAAATTAGATACACGACTAACTAGACCGTCAGCAGTCTGAATGACTTGTGAAATCGCTTGGTCTTGTCGTTGCAATGTTTGGGTGTGTGATGATACGGTATCACGTACATCGTTAAATTCTACAACACTCACGATTTCAGAAGAGTTAACATCGTAGTCTGTCATGCGGTCAGAATGCTCAAGTTTCATACCGCAGATTTCAATGCTACCACTTCCGCTCTGACCGAATTGTATTGAGTTAGATACTGTATCTGCTGTGAATGTGAATTGATAACGAACCCAATCTTTGTTCGAGATAGATTTGAATAATCTACGATTATTATCATTTGTAGTCCATGAACGCATCAGTAAATTGACATTCTGACTTGTACTATTGCTAGATACCCTAGCCCAGCAAGACATGGTATATTTCTCACCAACAACCAAATTTATTTTTTGACCGATGTCTTTATTCCCGCCATTCGTATTTCCTACGATACGAATACTTTTTTTGATTGCAGAGTGCGGTGCATCTCTTAATTCGATAACATCTGTCCGACCGTTACCTCCTGACATACTCAGTCCCCAAGTTCCGTTCACGGAGTCTCCTGCAGGAATGATGGAAGAATTCTGCAAGAGGTTATCGTTACGAATAACATCTCTTAGTTTGGTTTCGATACGTGAGATGGTCCTTTGAAATCCGTCAAACGAATTCTTTACTATATTCTGGACTTGAGTCGCATTTTGAAAACCTTTGTCATTGGCCAATCTGTCAAAATCAGTACGAGATATTTTTTCAGTAATCTGGTCAGCCTGGACTTCGATTCTGTTTTCAGCAATTCTTAACCTGTCTGTCAGAGGGTCAACTTCTTGTTTAGTCACAAGCGTTTTGATTCTGTCAGTAATCTGATCGATTTTGGCAAAGTTTGAATTGGACAAATCTTTAGAAGTATTAGCAGACTCAAGAGCGTTTCTAGCTTCCTCCAGAGCTTCTTCTGCAGTCTGAGTAACTGTTGAACCAATAGCACGAATCTCTTCGATTTTGGTTCGTTGGTCTTCGAGCTTCTCGTTCATGCTGCTATCGAATCCTGAGAATCGATTGTCGATTTCATCCGATAAAGCACGCTTATTTTCCTCTGCTTTGGCTTTAATGGCATTCACTTCATCTGTAAATTGATTAACTAATTCTTCTTTTTGATTTTCGAAAGCAAGGTCAGCATTCTTGATTTCTTTCGCTAATTGTGTAGCGAATTGCCCTTGCAAGTGCTGAGTTTCATTCTTAACCGCATCATTAACAGCGTTAGAAAGCATATTGGACAAACCTGACTTAAATTTTCCAAATCCAATAGATAGTAGCTTCTTAGCCATCGGTGAATAAGTATACTTCGTGATTTTCTTACGAACGTCCATTTTGAATCGATCATGAAACAGACTGACAATATCAAAAATTTGAACAGGAACATCACTCTTTCCTTCGACTTGAATTTCTAAACTGTCTTCAAGCATGTCGCAGAGTGTTGTTCTGAAATACTGCTCACCGTATTTACGAAGTCCAGCTTCATCTTTTACGTCTTGGTCATTAACCTCAATCACATCTTCGTAGATTTGACTGTACTTGTTAATAAGCGGACTATCTACCACAACAGAAAACTTACGATCAGGTGCCTTTTCTCCCTCACCTTTGACGGTGGTCTTGAAGGTAATTCGAGTCTTCAAAGACTTAGTTGATGTCTTTTGTTGATAGCTAGATAAGTTCTTTTTGTACATAAATAGCGATTCATTTTCTGAACCACCATTTTTCAAAAGTTGAACCTGGTATCCATGACGTACAAGATCGCCACCCCACTGACCAAGGATAGAGTGCTTATCTTTTGTAAAAGCGACCATCGCGTTGACACTATCAGTATTGAACGTGTGACGTTCGTCGATGTCGGAAAAGAATGAGAACGGATTCTCACGAGTGATACTTCCAGCAAAACGACTCAAAGCAGTTGAACCAGTCGCTCTATCCAAAGAAATCGAATTGATGACATAGTTGTTCAACAGTGTAAAGGATTGATTCGCATAGACTTGAATATAGCCATGTTTCTTTTGAACCTCGAAAATGACGAAATCTTGTTCGCCATGTAGGTCATCGGCTTTTAGGAAAGCTTCTTCTTTCAACTTCTCCCACAAAGCATCTGAGGTCGGAAAGCGAAAAGTCAGTTGATAGGTACTATTTGCTTCTTGAGAAATCTTGTCTGCATAAGCAGCATTTAGAGGAGTATTCCCATTTGTTAAGTAAATCAAATTTTGTACCTCCAATTTGGCCGAATAATCAATCTAAGAACATTTCCAGTAAATGTAACCCCACTTCTTCCTGTTGGGATTTCAAAGAATCCACCACGCTTTCTGAGAGTGTTCTGAACCGCCCCACTAGCATTGTAGATATTTTGCTTACCTTGTCTGCAATCAATTGTAGCTTTCGTTTTTACATTGAGATACATTGTTTCTCTGCCAATAGTAATCGAAACATCTCCATCTCCCTGAACTTCAATGATGGGCTCAGAGTAAATTGTTCCTGGATTGTTAATTGTTCCTGGTCCATTATAAGATTCAGGATTAACCGTTTTTTGATATCGAAAAGGCTGCATGTTTAGCTTGATTTTCAATTGCCATGCATGATTACCAAAAGGTTTGTAGCTAGCCATTAAAAAATGAGCATAAAAAATAGATTCAGGATGATAGCTAAATTCCAACTCATTGTCATTCGATTGAAATTTATCCAGGATAATCGAGATATCAATCATCTTTGTAACGTGAATTGTAAAAGTTCTGTCATAGCTATCATAAGAACCATCTAATACTCGATAACTTCCATTCACACCATGAAGCTCGGCCACCTCTCCTTTCGGTTTGGCAGCCTCAACTTCTCCAAAGTCGGTCACGATACAGCCTGGAAGGGTCGATGTATTAAAGCCATTAATGATCATATAATCCATTAGATTCCCTCCCTTGCTAAAATTGAACCATGTTGTTCATAAGTATTTAATGAGATTTTCTCATTGTCTAGATAGATGTCTGACGATTTTTCAAAGATAGCTGTAAGGATTGATTCCAAACTTGACCTCATAATCGCTATCTCAGACACTGTTTTACTCTCTTGTA